TCCATCGCGGCTTCGTAAGTGCCCGCTGCGACCTTGGCATATTCCAGCACCGCGTTCAGGAACGCCTGCTTGCGCTCGGCAGCGGTCAACTCACCCGCCGTCTTCTGGAGCGTGGCGGCGTACTTCTGCAGCAGCTGGTCGGTCGTGGTGATGAGGCCGAACTGCCGGAGCATCTCAGTACTGCCGCGGCCGATGGCGATGGTCAGCGTGTTCGCCGCCGTTGACGAATCCATCTGCGCGTTGACGGCGAGGTCCTGGGCCGCGCGTGCGAGCTGCGCGGCCTTCGTGACATCGAGCTGTGACTGGATGAAGCCCGTCATAATCTTGCGGGCTTCTTCCGTCGCGATGCCGAGCTTCTTGATCGTCGTCTCCGTTGAAAGGAGCTGTTCCGTCGTGTAGCCCGCGTTCGTGCCAGCCACCCGCAGGGCCGTGCCGATCATCTCAGTATTCGCGGCCGCGAGGGTCGCCGCCTTGGCGTAGGCGGTGAGCTTCCCGAAGGTCTGGTTGATGGAGTTCTGGAGGTCTTGCAGCGTGGCAATGACGCCGCGGTTCTGGTTCTCGACCTCACGCATCGGGCCGATGAGTTCGGTGAAGAACGACCCGACCTTGCCCATCGCCGACTTCGCAATGTCGGTGACGGCGCCGAGGGCCGTCGAGACCGTCGTCTTGACGGTGTCCCACGCGGTTTTCGCGGTGGCGGTCACGCCATCCCACATCGTTCCAGCCTGGGTCTTGACGGAGGTCCACACTCCACCGACCGCCGTCGCGAATGTCGTCACCGATCCTTGGACAGCGGTCAGCGTCGTGCGTGCGGCATCCGACACGCCCGTCCACGCGCCACTCGCGGCCTCGCGCACCTGGTCCCAGGCACCCTTCCAGAGCGCGGCGGTCTGCGAGGCTCGGGTCTGCTGGTTGAGCACCTCCGTGCCGGATTCCTCACGGATGGACGCATACGTGCCCTTGACGGCCTCCATCACACCATTGAACGCCGTCGTCAGCCCACTCTTGACAGCCCCGCCGACGGCGACGGCCCCATCCGCGACGGCGCTGAACGCACTGGTCGCCGCCTCCTTCACGCCTCCGAGGGCCGTTCTGCCGACCTCCGCCACGCCGCCGAAGGCGGTCTTCATGCCCTCTGCCGCCGTGGTCGCCGCCGCCACGATGGGGGCCGCGATGGTGCCCATCGAGGACACGGCACTCGCGGCCGCCGTCGAGGCGGTAGCCGCGACGGCACTGAAGGTCGATTGAGCGGTGGTGGCAACCGTGCCCAGCGCGGCGTTCGTCGCGGAGGCGAACTTCCCGAACTCATCGCGCATCGGGCCGACGGCCCGCGTCACGGAGGTGGCGACGGCCGAGGCGGTCTGCGCGGCACCCTGGCTGACGGTGGTGAACAGGCTGGCGAACTCTTTCTTCGCCTGCTCATCCATGCCGATGAAGGCCGTTGTCGTGGCGGTGGTCGCGGCCTTGGCCGCTGCCGCTGCTGTCTCAGCAACGGCCTTCAGGCCCGCGATGATCTTCTCGAAGACGGGGCTGGCGTGGTCGATGGCTTCGAGATTGAACCTAACATCGTCGGCCATGTGGCGACTCCTTCCGTGAAGATCCCGTCGTCACCGCCGACGATGCCCCGAGGTTATGATACCGCCGTGCTTCCTGCGCTGAAGGGGAGCGTCGCCATCTCGCGGTCTACATGGTCGCCGGGCGTCTGGGACACCACAGGTGCAGGGGCCGCCGATTCTTCAGGGGGGACCATCGCTGTGGGCACCAACTCCAGCGCTGGCAAGATCGGCGGCGTGAGGTTGTTGACCGCCGTCGATGCCGCGTCGCGGAACAGCACCTTGCGCTTCTCGGGTAGACGGTTCTCGCCCCAGATGTAGGCGATCAAGGCCGGGATGAAGTCCACGCGCCCGCCGAACTGCGCGACGAGGGCTGCCCCTGTGCGAATCTCCACCTCTTTGCCGTCCTCGTCTTCAACGCAGAGCTGTGCCGTCGGCAGCGTCACGTTCTTGCTGATCACTTCAGCCAGCCACACCGCCATGTCGCGGCTATTCGTCGCATCGTGCTTGGCCTCCTCTGCAACCGTGCCGTCGAAGGAGTAGCCGAAGCCACGCATCTTCGCGTCGAACTCCTCCATCTCCACCGTCGACATCCGGCGCACATGGAGCGTGACAGGTTCGTCGTCTATCGACATCGTCACCGGGTAGTAGCTCTTGATTCGCTTCATCGCGTCCTCGTTCTCCCCTAAGAGGGTTGCCTTCAGGATCGCCGCAACCCACGCCGTCGCATCGGCCAGGTTGCACATCCACCGCGTCGTTTCCGTCGTCATTGGTTCGTCGCACGTTCTTGCGCGACCCGCTCCGCGTCCAGCCCGATGAAGAGGCAGGCCGCGTCAAAGTCCAGCGCGAACATCTGATCAGCCACCGCGGAACGCGGGTCCGTCGTCATCGCAAGCCACGTGCTCGGGGACCGACCGAATGTCTTCCCGGCCAAGTAGAGCATGAGGAGCAGCGGCGTCTGATCGGACACGAAACTCTGCGGCAGCAGCCGCACCTACCTTCGGCAACACCGCCGTTTGATTCCAAATCGCCAACAGCTGCGACAGCGTGAACAACGTCACGGGCATGTGGTTTGGATTCGCATCGTCCTCATCCACCACCACCGGCTCCACGACGACGAGGAGTGCGTGCTTGCGTAGCGTCTTCAGTACCGCCGCATGGTCGGTCGCACTGATCTGTTCCTCCGGTTCCCGGTGCTCCACGAACTGCCGGGCGGCCGTCAACATCGGCATCGGCAGCTCGCCCTCCAGCAACATCATCGATAGGTCAAGCGTGCGCGCACGCACGAAGGTGTCGTCCCCAAGATCGACATCGATCAGTTGTGCGTCTCGAATGGCAGCGGGGTTCAGGATGCGCGGCATGCGCGTATTGTCCACCCACTCCACGCAACCGAAAACCTCCGGTTGCAAGTCCGGTTGCTAGGCGAACAGCCGGTCGGCGGATCGGGGGGCAGATACCGCCCGCATGACCATGCGCACGCACCGCACGGACACGCCCTCCTGCCAGGCCGTCAGCTGGTTGGCGAGGTCCACGGGCCGGAGCGCGGGGCGGCGAACCAATACCTCCAGGGCGTGCGCGTAGGCGGCGGCCGTCGGGATGTGCCCGCGGCCGGCCTTCGTCACTCCACGGGCCACGACCCCTCGGTCCCCCCCCGCCGCCGCCCAGATCGGGCGAAGGCGGGCCGACCACTCGCAACGGGCCTGGACAATGCGCCGAACGGCGTCAGATGAGACCGAAGTACTCCTCGGACGGCCAGATTGTCCGACCGGACCGCGCTGCAGCCCCGCCAGCGCACGAACGGCACGCTCCGCGAGCATTCTCATGGGGTCGTGGGCTGGTCGCGCCAGCGCCACGCTAGTCGTGTTGGCGAGCCGTCTGGCATCGGGATGGCTGGGCGCGAACGCCACGGCCGCCGCCATCCGCGCCTCCGCGGGGGCCCTGGCGACCCGCTCCAGGAACTCTACGGCCTCGGCGTAAGTCGGCACCCGCTTCAGGTCGTCTGAGAATCGGCGGTAGGCGAGGGTGCGGCGGTAGGACTCCGGCACCCGTATGGGGGCGCGGTTCCGGCGAAAGACCAGCAGATCGGGCACCCGACCATCATGGCGCACCCGACCATTGTGGCTTGGCATTGCGCCTCCGGCTTTTCCAGGTCCGCCCCATGTGGGGCACGGTCACAGAACCGTGCCCCACTGGAAGTTCTTTACACCTGCTGACGGTACCACTGGAACAGTCGGTCGCCCACGGTGCGGGTCGTATCGATGAGCGCACTCATCGTGACCTTGTACGTGGATTCCTTCGTGCGCGTGTAGGCCAGCTGGATGCCTTCCACGCTGTACGCCTTGTAGACCGTCAGCACCTCGAACTTCGTCGGGGCGAGACGCCGACGGCTCGTCAGCACACAGCAGGTCGTGAAGACCGAGGAAAGCCCTGTGCTGTCGCCGCCGTAGAACAGATCCTCGCCCACGCCACTCGCGTTGGAGACGTTGTCGAAGGCGAGCTTGAGGGTGGCGAAGGTGCGTTCCATCGCCTCGAAGACCAAACTGCCCTCTTCGGACGTCACGTAGACATCGACGGGGTTCAGCGACTGCTCGGCCATGATCGGGTTCTTGACCTGCTTGTAGCTGAACGTGGCGGGGCCGGTCGTGTAGCCGACTTCGTCGCCCCCACCTGTCGGAACACCAGCGGCATCGATGGGCGTGATGGTCGGTGGCCCGCCGCTCGCGGGCTTCGTGACCCCCGTCCAAATCCTCGCCGCGCCGATCTGAACCTGTGCAGGCGTCTGTGCCATCGCACTCTCCCCTGAAGTTTGTTGACCGAGTTACGACGGCGAAACTGAGGCGCTCGGCGACAGCGACACGCTGGCGCTCGGCGACACACTTGAACTCGGCGAGGTGGTCGATGACGGCGAGAACCCCGTGGCGGTCTTCTCGCGGAACCACTGGAACAGGCGGTCGCCGACATCCCTGGTCGTGTCGATGAGCGCCATCATCGTGACCTTGTAGGTCGATTCCTTCGTGCGCGTGTAGCCGAGCTGAATCCCTTCGACGCTGTACGCCTTGTAGATGACCAGCACCTCGAACTTCGTCGTGGCGAGGCGGCGGCGCGAGGTCATCACGACGCAGGTGGTGTAGACGGACGACAGGCCGGTCGAGTCGCCGCCATAGAACAGATCCTTGTTCGCATCGCTGACGGTCGAGACGTTGTCGAACGCCAGCTTCAGCGTGGCGTAGGTGCGCTCCATCGCCTCGAACACGAGGGCGCACTCCTCGGAGGTCACGTACACATCGACGGGGTTGAGCGACTGCTCAGCCGCAATCGGGTTCTTCACCTGCTTGTACGTGAAGGTCGCGGGGCCGGTCGTGTACCCGACCTCGTCGCCGGTCGCTGGCACCCCATCGGTATGCGTCAGCAGCGTCGGGGGCGTGCCCGTCGCCGGCTTGGTGACACCCGTGAAGATGCGGGCCGGCCCGATCTGAATCGCGCTTGGGTTCTGTGCCATCGTGGAGCCTCCAGCTCGTTACTCAATCGTGGTGATCAGCATCTCGATGAAGCCGCCTTGCACGAACGGATGCTCGACCCCTCCGCTCGGCCCACGCAGCAGCGGCGTGTACGCCTCGCTCCCGCAGATAATCACGTCAACGGCGTCGTTCGGGTCCGGCATGTCGCGATCGATGTGGTCGCTCCCGAACTTCCGCAGCGCCCACATGTAGCGCTCCAGGTTGCGCACAATCGTTTCTTCGTCATCGCCCACGACTGTGACCGCGAGCATCACGCGATGCTGGTAGTCATCCACCACCGACTCCGCGCGCTTCAGCGAGTTCTGCACCACCATCTCAATCGACGGATACTCCTGCGTGCCCGCGCTCGGAAACGTCAAGATCACCGCCGGCGGCGGCGTCGTGAATCCATCGTCCGCCTCCGCATCCGCCGCCGCCAGCACCGTCGCCAAGTGCGCGTCCAGGCGGGCTTTCAGCCGGTCCTTCGCCTGGCTCACATGGTTCACGTATCGACCTCTCTCCCGAGAATCCACGCCGACAACATCCGTGCGTAGCGGCGGGCATCGGGCGTCGGCAGAAACTCACGCCTCGGCATCTTCGGTGTGCCGTGCTGGTGGTACTTGCCGTACGCCACACTCGTGCCGACCGTCACCGCATCCCGCCTCGGCACAAACACGCCGCCCGCTCCCAACGAGGCGCCCTGCCAATTCAGCGACTCGCGCATCTTGCCGGTGCGCTCCAGGATCAGCTTGCCGGGGAAGTGCCGCTTCTTCCAGGCGGCATAGGCGGGCGACAACGGCGCCCAACTCCCAGGCCCGAACTGCCCACCCGATCCGCGCGACTGGCCCTCCAGCGCAAACAAGTCCTGCACCTGCGCGAAGTACGCGGGCGCGAACACGCCCTCCCAGAAGGGGATCAGATTCTTGACGTTCGCGTTGATCACCACCATCCCTGCCCGCACGCTGCCGTCATCGACGGTGAACGAAAAGGCGATCCCCATCTAGAACACCTGGGAGATCGTCGCGCGTCGAGAGAACGGCCAGTTCTCGCCCTCGCGGGCGTCAGGCGTTTCGATTCGCGTCAGGATCTCCGCGGGCTTCGCGACCGTGTACGCGTTGCGCGGACAGTCGGTCAGCTCAAACGTGTTCTTCGGATCGGCCAGCCACCCCAGCCGGTCGGTCACATACTTCAGCGAGCGAGCCGCGCTCTGCGCCGTCGCGTCACCGCCGACTGCCGCGTTCCGCGCTTCCAGAATCCGCCAGATGGCGCTGTAGGCGCTCATCGCCACCACGATCTGCCACGACAGCGGCGACGTCGCCTGATCGACCGGCACGATGTAGCCCATGTTGAGCAGCTGGGCGTTCAACTCCTGCTCCGCGTCCAAGATCATCGATGGCACGTCCTCCAACGACGGCTTGCTGATGGCCGTCATCGAGAACTGCGGCATCCGCGCCTGAACGTCACTTGGGCTACAATAGAAACCCATGAGAACCCCCAGGCCGTGTAAAAGTTGCCATCGTAAACACCACGCGCAGATTCGGCGCGTCTAACAACTCCGGCCGGGCAGGACAGGCCCGCCCGGCCGGACTTCTCCCTGTGACGGGGTCCTGCCGGGACCTGTCACTAGACCGCGGTCTTGATCAGGTACCCGAGCGAGGCCGCGACGATCTTCTCGCACTGCTTCTCGGTGACACGGATCACGTCGGTGTCGCGCTTGTCTTCGCGGTACCGGAACACGCGGAGGTCTTCCTCGCGCAGCTGGTACCCGAACGACGCGCGCTTGAGCGACGGCGACTTCTCGGAGTAGAACAGCAGGACGTTCGCGCCCCACACATCCGCCAGCAGATCGGCCGCGCCCGCCTTGCTTGTGCGCCGCAGCACGCCGCCGACCAGCACTTCCTCGACCTCGAACGCGGCCGCGAGCAGCGAGGCGGTGACGATGGCGCGCTCCGTGTACTTGATGATTTCCTTGATCTGCGGATGCAGCTTCAGGGCCTCGAACACGGTGTAGCCGATGATCATCCGGTTCGGGCGATAGCCCGTGGCCTGGAAGATCGTGGTGCGACCCGTCTTCACGTCACCCAGCGGGTCACTGTTGACCCCGTCGCTCCACTTCTGCGTGGCGAGCGACAGCGTGGTGTACTGCTGAACCACACTCGTGTCCGTGACCATGTCCACGCACCGCTTCTCGCGGTTGTTGAGGACCATGTCCGTGACGATCTCGGTCGTGTCCACATCGAGGTCGAGCGGCGCGGCCGCGTTCTTGCGCTCCTGGTCATCGATCTCGCCTTCGAGACCGTACTGGTGGCACAGGTAGTTGTCGGTCGTGACGTTCCAGTCGATGCGGTTGTACTCGGCCCTCGGCGCCCGCTTGGAGTCGGGCACATCGAACCGGCTCTTGTCGTACACCCAGAACGACGCGGACTCGCGCACGACTGGGACGGGCGGCAGCACCAGGTCGGCCAGATAGCCATCCGGCGCGGGCTGGAACTGCACGCTGATGGTCGTCAGCAGCGGGTCGTACTTGACGGAGGTAATCAGAGGCATCGGTCGTGTCTCCGGTGCTCGGACGCTTGGCCCGAGCGTCTACTCGTCTTGTCGGTAGCCCCCGCACCTTGCCCTACGGGCCTTCAAGTCGCGGTGCGTGCCCGCCGACGCCTAACTCACTACGAGTGCAGGACGCCGCGCTCGCACAGCACTTCGATGCGGTCGCCGGATGCCGTCGAGGCTTCCCATGCGATCGCGCTGTACGTGTCGCCAGCGCTTGCCACGATCCCCACACCGCCGGTCGTCGGCTTGATGTGGTTGCCTGGCACGATCCCGCCGCCCGACGTGCCGTCCACCACGAGTTCTGAGAACCCGAGGATGCGGATCACGCCGCCGCGGCCAATGGCCGCCGGCTTGTTCTGGAGAATCCAGCCGATCCCCGCTTCGCACAGCGCGATCCGCGCCTGCGGCCCGCCGGCCACGCCGGTCGTCGGCTTGACGAACTTCCACTGGTACGCGGAGAGGTCAGCGGAAGCCTCGTAGGTTTTGTCCAAAACATAAGTGTTGACGCGCATCGTTCAGCTCCTTGAATCTACCCACTCGGACTTCGCGCCCGTCGGCCGGGCCACACTCACCGCTCGACGCTACTGGGCGAACTGATCCCGGTAGCGCTCGGACGAGTCGGCGTCCTGCTTGCTCGCCTTGATGAGCGCATCGCGGTACGAGAGGCGCTCGGACTTCTCGATCTTGTGCGCCAGGCTGATCAGGCGTTCCTCGGGCGACTCTGCGGCGATCACGTCCGCCCCTGAGCCGTGTTCCTTGTTGAGCTTGATGACCGGCGTGGTCTGGAGGGCCGCCCACTCCTTGAATGCGGCGAGGTCCATCGTCGAACCCCCGAAGGTCTTCTCGGCCCACTGGCGCATCGGGCGGGTGATGAAGCCCGCCTGCGATAGCCGGTCGAGTTCCTTGGTGAGCATCTGCGCGCGGACTCGCTTCTCGGCTGAGGCCGCCGCATTCGCCATAATCTCGACCTGGCCGGAGAGGGTGATGACCTGCTCGCGCAGTTCCTCAACCTCCTGCGGGTCGGGCGGCACGGCGGCCAAGAGCGCGTCCTCGCTCACCGTGACTTGCTGTCCATTCGTGGCGGTCAACTCGAACGTCTTCATGGTTTTCTCCCGTCGCGCGTTCATGCCTACTTGGGCGGTCGCCGGATGCGGATGCATCGGCACTGATGGAGTCGTCGCGGGGCTTCCGGGCTGCGGCCCTTGGCTCGCAATCTTCTGGAACCCCGCGTTCGGCGGGGCGTTCGTCACGCCAGGAAGCGGGGCCGCGAGTTGTGGTGCCCGTGGCGATTCGGGCACTTCGGGTGCCCCAGTCAGCGTCGGCACCGTGGGCGGTGTCGGCGCGGTCGCCGTCGGCGTCATCACGGGCGCGGCGAACGTCGCCCCCTGGTTCTCGGGCAGCGCGCCAGGGGCCGGTGGCGGCGCCATCGCGGACGCCACGGCGGGCTGCAATTCGTTCGCGCGGAACCACTCGGCCATCGTGCCGTCGGGGGCCTGCAGCGATACGAAGGCGTTCTCTCCCTCGCCGATCACCTGGGCAATCGTGAAGACGACCCCCAGCTGCTCGGGCTTCTGAACTTCGTCATCCTTGACGGAAACCTTCTGTCCTACTTCCACGGCCATCCCCCCTGCCGCAACCGGCTCGGCTGCCATGATGAGCTTCTGGAGTTCACGAAGACCGCCGCTCAGGGTCAGGGCCGCCATGCCCTCAAGGAATGGGTGGTTCGTGATCGCGGCCGCCAAGAGTGTCGTCCCGATGACGTTGCCGTCCTTGTAGACGTAATCCTTGACGAACGACGGAGACACGAATTGGTATTGGCGGCTCTTGATGGCCTGAGCGGCGTCGGGCGTCCACTCAACCAGACCCCACAGCGTGTCGCCCGCATTGCGCAGCTGGAGGTCAGAGATCCAACCCGCGGCCTGCCCGTCGCCCGGCCGCTGTGGGTCCATCGAGAGATGGTCATAGTCGATCGGGAGCTTCGTCGGTGCCTTCGGCGTGATGGTCTTGAAGTTGTTCAGCATTTGCGTCAGGTCGCTCGTCGTGATGCTGAACTTGCCGTAGCGCTGCGACACGAAGTTGCCGCATTTCGCGATCTGTATCCAACTCTGCGGCGGTCCCTGCTTGGCCTCGCCCATCGGCTGCGCGCCAGCGGCTACGATGGCCCCGACCGGCGTGGGCCACGATAGGACGACATGCGAGAGCGCGTTCGCGGGCATGGCGTAAACCCTTACGCCGGAAGCGTGTTCAGGTAGTACAGCTCGACCGTCATCGAGCCCGTCCCGTTGCTCTTGCAGGAGGTGAAGTCGGCGCCGGTCGTGACCGTCACCTTGACCGTGGCGCACTCAGCTTCCAGAAACCGCACGCCGCTCGGCACGCCGATGTCCACGCCACCGGCAGCCGTGGCAAACACGTTGGGTGTGCCGGTATTGAAGCGGTCTGCGGTGCTGCCATCACCGATGACGGCCACGGCGTTCGTGTCGCCCGCAAAGCCTGCGTTCACGATGATCTTGCCGCCGAGAACGAGGGCGCCCTTCGGGAGGACGCTCGCAAGCGTCTTCGTGCCGGCTGTGGCCCCGCCATCGGTGAACTCGGAGACCAGAATGGTCTCACGGATGCGCTGAATCGACGGGCCGTGCTTCACGAACAGGCCGCCGACGACCGCCTGCCCGTCTGTCAGAAGTTCTTTCGCCATCTGATTGGCTCCTCGCTGTTCCGAACCGAACCAAGCTCGGAGCCAATATACTCGCGGGATTTAGCGGGATGTTTTTCTGACTACATGCCCCCGCCGCCGCCGCGTGGATGACCCCAGCAGGGCGCTGAGGCCGATGCGAATGGCGCGGCGGCAGACCTGGCTAACGGACAGATGCTCCGTAATCGCCCGGCGGCAGGCTTCATCGTGGAGCGCGGGGTCAATGCGCACCGACACTTGCCGCAACTGGCCGAGGGCTGGGCCAGGCGGTCGTCCTCGTAACTTCGCTCTCTCAGCCACGCGCGTCGCTGTCGGCCTTGAGCCCCAAGCGCAGCGCGCGAATCAGCACGGCCGAGACGGAGCAGTGGTCCGCCCGTGCGGCCATCCGCGCGGCGTTGTGCGCGGACAAATCGATCCGTAGGGACACGGGCGGCTCCTCGGGCGCCAACGACGGCGACGGCGGCGACGGTTCCACCCTTCTGTCCATCACTCCTCCTCGGCATCCTCGCGTAGCCCTCGGCGGGTGATCATCATGGTCACCATCTCGGCGGCTTCACGGCGATTCGGTTCGTCGGGCTTGGCGGCGGCAAGGCGCTTCCGCAACGCCAGTAACTCCTTCTCCCCGTTGGCTTTGTCCACTTCTTCCAGCCAGTTCATTGTGGGCTCCTAAGTATCGGTCTGGTACGTGCGAATCCATTCCGTCAACCAGTCTGTCGATAGGAAGGTACGAACCTGCGCCGATCCCCCAGGACTTTGCGGCGGCAGAAGCAAGTGATCGGGATTCACCTTGGGTAGCGTGGCGCTCCAGTTCACCTTGTTCATTCGCAACACCACCCTCGGGAGCGCAGCCAGTTCGCGGGCGCGGGCCACGACATCTCGCTGCGTCGGGGTCAGGTTCACTTCCGCCTCAAGCGTACGGAGATGTGCCTGAAAGTTCATCGCTGCGGTCTGTGTGCCACGGTCGCGTAGGAAGGTGCCGCGGTCGGTCGGGTTCATCCGCAGGAGCTTGACTCGGGTCTGAAACGCCTGCTCCGGCGATTCTGGCCCCAGCACTGCCGCGAGGTTGTTGCGATAGTCGATGTAGGCCTCCGCGAGCGGCCCCGCCTCCGTGGGCGATTCCTGTTGAATGCGGGAGGCGATGTCACGACCAGAGCGTGCGGGCATTTGCGGCTCACCGATGAGTTGGCGCGTGAGCATCTGCGCGAGGTCCTCCACGATCGCCTCCTCCTCTGCGCGGAGAACGCTGTTCCGGTACGCCTGCTGCGACCAATCTGCCCGCTGTGACCATAGGCCCGAATTGGGTCTCCGTGCGGGGGTCATGCCACTCATCGCATGGAGCGTCTCATGCACCAGCGTCTCGACGGCGTCCTGAAACTGAACCGAGCGGGCCACTCGCGCAACATGACCCTGACATCCCTCAAGGAGTGCGTCGTAGACCACTGGGTTCATCGAGATCGCATCGGCGTACTGATGATAGGAGGCACCCGAGATGTCACTGGTCGTCGGACGACGCACAATGAGATCGACGATGGCCCTACCAAGACCCGCGCGTTCCAGTTGTTCACTGATCATCCGCTGCGCCGTCTGCACAATCGCGATGTCGTCGTACCCATCCGAACGACCGGCGAGGAGGGTACCGGGGCGTCCGAAGACCGCTTCGATGGCCTGAAGGTTGCCTGGCTCTGTGCCAGGTTGGACGCGCTGGTCATGCGCGGTAGCCAGCTCCGCGTCGGTCAGACCACGGCGCGCATAGTGGTCAAGGATTTCTTCTGTACTGAGGTGGAGTGGGTTCGGGGAGTCCAACCCTTCCTTCCGCCACTCCGGCACCTCGTCGACGTCGCGCACCTTCGCGCCTGTGAGTCGGGCGATCGTCTGGACGTGACCCTTACCCACAATCCTGCCGCCGCCTGGCGGACGGTCTGGGCGCACGGGGTTTGCTCCACGCGCTACGGCGCTGTGCCGCTTCGCCTTGCGCTCGGCATTGAACTTCTCCCATGACTTCGCGTCAAGGTCAAGACGGTCGCGCGGCACGGCACTCAAGTCGTCGTGGTCGTCGGGCGGCAGCGCGGCGTTGCGCCGCGGCGTCACGCCCATCGGCCAGGCGGGGTGCTGCGCCTGCCGCATCCGATCCTTGCGGGTCAGCCCGATGTCATCGGGTTCATCGGTGCTACGGTCGCGGGCCTTGGCGACAATCGTTCCCGAGTAGAAGTCCTCGCTCACGTCGTCCACGGACTTCATGGCTTCGCGCGGGATGCCGGCCCATTGTTCCCCAGCCGGATGCCGAACCAAGAACAGATCATCGTGATTGCCTTCGCGCGTGAACACGGCGCGGTTCTGGAGCCACTTCTTGTCGATGACCACGCGCAGGATGCGGGCGTGGGCGTGACCACCTTTCAGCGTGGCGAATACACTCACCGCCCCCGCTCTTGTGCCGAGGCCGACCGCGCCCAGGTCATCCTTCCGCAGCCCATTGGCGCGAATTGAATTGACCGCGCCCTCATGCGTGCCGTGGTAGAAGACGTAGTCGCCATCGGGCGTACGTTCTGGCGGCGTATCGCGATCCGTGAAGGTATCGCCGGTTTCTTCCCGAAACTTCAGGCCACCCCACCCCCGCTTCGCCTTGCGTTCTGCGTTCCACTTCTCCCACGACTTCGCGTCAAGGTCG